CGGGCCGTATTACGATCCATTTTCTTGCTTGCCAGTACTGAACTCCGTGTCTTCTTTTATGTAGAGAGGATTGGCAAATGACATCATCAGCGTATCCGCCATATTGGGTGATTTGAACCCTTTCGCTCGCATCTTATCTTTACTAATCAATTGGATTAATCTGTTACCTGGTGTGCGTTTTCGTTTTTGTTTGATGAGCTCTGATTTCAATTGTGACAGTTTCGCTATTTTCGAAGACAGACTTTTATCAACGCATCCGGATCGAGATATTCTCCCTTTTCAACCGCGTGCCACGTTTTTTATAAAATCGGTCGGCTAAATACACCCAATATTGAGCGAGCTTGTTTCTAAAGGTATCACGGTGGGTTCTATCATCTTTATTTGAAGAGGGAAGGTATTCACCCTTGCCTAGCACATAGATTTCATGAGGATAATCGGGCGAATACCCAGCGCCAAAGCCCGTCACCACCATCTTATTACCATCATTGCTATGTCTTAGATGGGTTTTTACGGTGCCTACCCCTAACCCAATATTATCATAAATAAAATCATCCGCCCGATAATCAAAGGCGGCATCGAACGCCTTTAGGGTAGCGTCTGCCACATCACCTTCTGACCACTGACCAGCTCACGCAATCTTCAATAAGCAGCGTTTGGATAAGGCTTTCTCGTCCTGACCAGAATCAGCCGGGTCGAAAGTGACAACACGTATCCCTCTTGACGTAAACCCTAACTTGATGTGTGCATCAATCGCCGCGTCCACCCACTCAGGCTGAATTAATGCATCATCGTAATTCGCATCACATTCGCCACCATAAACATGCCGCCATTTTTTATAGTTTTCCTGTTTTATCTTCTGCGCATCATTTTTAAGTTCTGCCGGTAACCAAGGATTATCCAGGTAGCTCACTTTGCCAACATACACCTCATCGTCTTCATAGTAACCTTGCGTATCGATTATCACTTTATATGGCTTGACGAATCGCTGATAAACGGCACCGTCTTCTTCGGCAGGATTAAAGGAAAACCACAGCTCAGAGCCGGGCTTGCGAATCGTGGGAATGAGCGTATCCAGACTTTTCTCGGAAACGGGGTTTCCGCTTCTTCCACCCAGGCAACATTAAAATCATGTTTGGATTTGATAGAAGCAATGTTACGCGCTAACTGGCCATATTTGAAAATAGAATTATTAATGTCTTCATTCAATGTAACTATTGCGCAGCCGAAATCGGGCTTGTAATCCCAACGTGGCTACTTCGGCCTGTAATACCGCATGGACAGAATCTTCAATCGAATTCATAAATTCCCGCAAACATAAAAACCGGCGCTTATACATTGCGACCGTGATTAAGGCTATTTTAGCAAACGAAACCGTTTTCATACCACCCCGACCGCCAAAGTAAACTTTGATGCGTTTCGGTTTGAACATGGGAGCGAACTTTTCGCTAATTTGTACCTTCACGTTTAGGCATGCCTACAAATTCAATGGTCAGCTTGCTATCTATCTCAATCGCACCGCTATCTTTACCTGTAAGCGCGGTTTCTTGTTTTTCTGCGTAACTTAGATAACATCAGTTTGGCTATCGTAGCATTAAATTCTCCTGTAAGCCATTTATTTATCAAGCTATTTTCTTGAACCGTTTTGATGGCCGCTAACGTGCCCGAAAAAGCGCTATTTTCCTTGGCATATTCCTGTGCGGTAGACCGGCTTATCCCTAAATAACAGGCTAAACCTGCCACACTGGGCACAACATCCCCTACGGTTTTGTATTAGCCCATTAAATAGGCGTTGGCTTTTTCAAGACTCACGGCTAACTTATACTCGGCCGCCCTATTTTCTTCTTGCTCACCATAAATATTCACCAGATTGACTGAAACAGGCGTAACGCCGCTTGCCCTTTTCATTTTTAACTATCCTTTTTCCTATTTTCAATGACTCAGTAGCAGTTATTCTCGCTGCTTTTCAATTTGCCTTATCGCCGCTTTATCCTGGTTATACATCTCCAACGCCAGTAGCAATTGCACATTGAGTATCAGGCTATCGCCCCAGGTCATCTGCTCAGCAATAACCGGCAGAGGGCAATCATCGAGTAGGGTGGCCGGAATCGGCGCTGACCGCACGGGAAGATATTTTATCGGCGTGCGCACGCACCGGTTAACAGCGGCAGTAGGCATAGGCAGATGCGCACAGCGTTCAGGTTTAATCGCTTCCTGTATCTTAATTTTTTGAGGCTAAGATGCCTGTATGGCCTGTTGGTGGGCATCCTGCGTGGCTCCCGCGATGGTATTAAAAATATCAATCGCCTGCGCATAGTGGGTAAACTGTGCTCGTGCAGCATCACGCTCGGCGCTCATCGACTGATTGGCCAATTTTAGGCGGACGTTCTCCACATACTGAAACCTCATTACGATGGAAAGTGCGGTAATTAAGGTGAGAACCGCAGCGAATACGAGGAGTTTCCAGCGTATCATGCTGCCAGTTTGCGTTGCGCTTCAATCAACGATTGGCGATGGTTTTTGTTGAATATTGCCATCAGCGTGGCTTTACGCAGTTCAAAGTCCCATCCCATACCAATGAATACCGTGTTGGCACGTTACAATTCAGTAATGCAGTGGATTTGCTCTGGTGTCAGATAGTCGCGGATGGACGCTTTCTTGGCGATATCGTGACAGATGCGGAATTTGGCCGCTGTCATATCGAGTACGATACGGTTAATTAACTCAGCTTCATTGTTGAAATGATACGGCGCAATCGTCTTGCCCTGCGCTTCACGCTCATGCTTGATAGCGTCGGTCATTGGTTTATATTCGAGACGGGCCGTATTACGATCCATTTTCTTGCTTGCCAGTACTGAACGCATACGAAAGAATTCAGCAACTAGACGCTTCTTAAAAGCACGAACATAATCATTATTGTGCATGTAGGTAATTAAGAGAGTAGTTTGTTGCTCGTTAAGCAACGCCATCTCTTGCTTCTGTATCCCGCCATCCGTTTCAAAGGGTCTCATTTCAAATTCTACCCTTCCGAATTCTTCCAAGTCTGACTTGTACTTGCGAACTAGCTGAATTACGGGTTTGTAATCCTTATTGATGCCTTGTGCAACAGCGCAAGACGTTGTTACTAAGTTGAATTTCTTTATTTCCACTAATTGCATGGTGTATTCCTTTTGGAAATGACCCTCAGCGCCCAGAAATGACAGCCCATAGAAGCTCACCAGCTATACTAGCATTCCTCTGAGAGTCATTTTCAAACAGGATCTATGGTCGGCTACCGCTGGGCTTGGCGTATTTGTGAGCTTTCTTACCGCGTCTTGACTTTAAGGGTGTCTGTTTTTTTATTCGCTAAATCTCTCCGGTGCGATAATTGTCGCCCTGGCTAGTTCTTGAACAAATCGGGTAATTTGACGACTTTTGAGAAATTCTCCTGGTCGTTGTGATTCTGTCGCCTTGCCGCCTTCAATAGCTGATTTATGCAAATCGTTGAGATTGTAGCTGCCAGCCACTCTCTATGCGAACGTTAACGCCATTAAGTATCACTGTTGGGTATTTCATCGATGTTTTCCTTTTAGTGATGAACCTTGTCACACAGGGATCCAGCCCACAGAAGTCACCGACAACAGCCGGTTCATCAAGGCTCATCCTGAAAGGCGCTGTGTTGAAAATACGCGCGTGTGAAGCGCAGGCGAAAAAAAAAGCCCCGGACGGTGCCGAGGCGAATTAAATTTAATTAAATGGTTATGATGGCGTCAGACAAAGCTCACGCTCTACTGCTCGGCGATTAACCAGTCCTTTTGATATTGTTGCCTTAATTATATTTCCAGCACCGTAGCTCATCACAAGCACCGGCCATATCACCCGCCTTTTTGCCTATAAGACATCCTAAATGGTAAAAGGCGTTAACTAGGAAAGGAATAATCTCCAAGGCCATCCGTGTTCATTTTATCCTAATTCAAACAAGTTTTTTTCCGCTTCGCGACGTTTAATCAATCCTGGCAGCAATGTTTTTTGCCATTCACCCTAGCTTTACGCCATTTCATAAATTCGGATGCGGCACACCCAAGTAATCTCCGCCCTTAAGTTTTTTGAGCAACGTCGATGTTGTAACGGCTGTTCCACCGATATTAAAGACCAGCAAACATAATTCGTCATACTGATTTTTGGTCAGAGGAACCTTTATCTGAGTGTTAAGCAGGGCCGTAACTTGCGTAATGTCTTTCCGCAGAAAGGCCTCCGCTTGTTCTTGTGTGATAACGTCACCCATGTTGATGTTATGCGTGTGGCCGTAACCGATGGTCCATCTCCCTGCACGGCATTGATACGCTTTCAGCCGAAGCCCTTCATAATATTTAATTAGAGTAAGGCCTCTTTCACTGATATGCATCACAATACCTTCATAGCTTCTCGATTTTTTTCTTAAAACAACGACCAATCTGGTCCGTGCCAAGATAACCGATAACCACGCTAGCTAGCCAGGAATAATCCGTTTTCAATCCCAGGAAAAGTAGCAGTTCATGAGCCACTCAGCCAAGCATAGCACACATTAGTGTCATCAAGAAGCGAACGATAGATTCCTTTTCGGTGATATCAAGCACGCAGCCAAGCCATTATGAAAGCTAGCGACGCGCAAGTTCCCTGATGTCTAAGAATATCCAGCAGTGATTTGCAGAATTCAGTCATACGGATTAACTGTTAAGGTATTTACATTAATAAAATGTGGGAATGTTATTGCCTCCACCATTTCGAGCCTGTATCTGCAAAATGCATTGACGTAATATCATTACTACTACCTGCGGTTGTATCAACATCAGCTTGCATCAAAACTTTTTCATTCAAAATTTTAGCACGCTCTGCAAATGAACATACATCTATACTTTTACTAGCGTGAAACCTTTTATTGTAATAATTATTGTCTTTGGTATCTATCGCAACATAACATATGGTTTTATCTGATTCAGCCGTTACTCTATAATAAACATCCGCTACATATCCTTTTACTTCATATGAATCTGCAGCATACGATGCATAACTGGAGAGTAATAAGAAAGGTGCTACTAGCAAACTGAATAAATTGTATTTTTTCATAAATGATTAGCCTATTTTAATTTGTTTAATTCAAGTATCAAGTTTTAATGGTATCATTAAAAATAACGTTGCAATAATTCTATTTTAGGCGCCCTTAAGCATAAGGATCGGGTATTAAACTCTTATGATAAGTTCAATTAAATTACTTAATCCATACGAAGTAAAGTGCGGGTAAATTTCGGGCAACACTTACACATTAAACGTACTAATTCTAGCATGTTTATCACATAACTACTGTCCCTAATCTAAAATTAATCAAAAAATATTAACCAGGATATATTTTGGCCAATACGTATTCTTTATAAGAACATTTTCACTTTCAGTATCAGGTGGGCATATGAAAGCACCTAAAGTACGAGGGCTAAGAGGGCCAGAATTGCAATATTGAGCTACTACCAATACTCCAAATAAAGTCATGCTATTAATCCTTGACGAGGATATATAATCAAAATAATCTGCTAGACGACCAGGATCATTTTCAATATTATTGGCAAACTCGCTAATAGGCGCCCAACCGCCGCGGCCATGACCATTTATTCTAAATGCTCCATCTTGCCCCTAGCCGAAATGTCGTTCCAGAATTTAGAACAGCAGATATTGAGGAAAATCTAGTTGCTTCCGAAGTGAAAACAATTAGACGAAGCATTGCATCTGCTACTTGTCCAATCATTGTTGAACCTGAACCATAATTGTACAAATTTCGAATAGAACAATTTAATATATTTTGATCAATATCAACAGTTTCTAGGCTTCTAATGCTTGAAAATTAGAATAAATTGCGATGGCCAGAATAACTAGAAGTTATATGGCCAGGAATGTTTACAGTTGTACTCCCAGGAACAGTTATTTCAGAAAACTCTGGGTCATTAAATCTAAAAAAAATTACCTCCTGATATAAATCCAACTACGTATAAATCAGCATCTCGGATAACAAGTTTTACAGCCTCGCCTGAGGGATTTGAGTACTTTACTATAGTGACACTTTGAGGGGTTGCTTGGTTCATAAAACGTACAGAGGGGATATTGGTGGCAGCATGACTGACTAATTCTCTCAAACGTTTTGTAGATGATGCATATTCTTGAGCAGTTCGTTAATTAAAATCTATTTCTCTTGCGCATAATAAGTTAGAAAAAAGCATTATTGTTATTATAAAAAATGACATCATTTTTGAAAATTTATTGGTTTTTATAATTTTTGCTTCATAAAAATGTTAAAATTGATATTAATATGAGAGGAATGAATTCTTAATAAGAATAAGAAATACCTACATATGGTGCAGTATTATTAATAGTTAGAGAAACATTTGGAAATAGCATACATCCGCCTAAAGTAAGCACTAGCGCTTTTTTGGGTATGAATTTTATGTTAAGCATGGTATGCCTCTATTTGTTGGTTAATGACTAATTTTTAGTGTTAGTGTCTACGTATAACTTTGTTCCAGGTTTAGCTACTTGTGTTGCTGAAAAAAGTTCAACACTTTATGGCAACCGCTAGCCAGTTCTCCAGAGGAAAACATGGACTGGCAAAAGTGTAGCGGTATTAGAAAAAGTTATTTCGTGATAGGCTAAAGCATTTTTGTGTAGGATAGGCTTTGTTGAATAAATCAGAATTTGTGACGACTGCGCCCCTGACGGGCCGATTGTTAAAAACTCACGCCTGTAGGCCTAGCATTAAAAAGGATTATAGTTAATAAAAATAACTCATTGATATTAAATTTATTTTATCTATCAGTACGTGTTTAAAATGAAGTGTTTTAGTTATATTTTTAGATTAATTCCGTACAGTTCATGACCGTTTCCGGTAATGCATAAGTCGACGTAATTATTTAAAATATTTGCTTTGACTACCACATCTATTAAAACTCTATCAGAGGGATGATTACCTGAATCGTAGCTTTTGGTTGCAATCCAATCTCTATCATTATTTGTTGCGATGTAGAGTTTTCTATTATTCTTGGCTCCCATTATCATAACGGAAGTTATCCGTACATTTTCAATAAATTCACCGTTTCCACGACAAACATTCTCTGAATGTGTCAGCAAAAACATAACTTGGCACTGTAAATAAGGACAATACAATAAAAATTGCCCTGATGATTTTAGATTTCTTTATCATTTTATTAACCTATGTAATTATTTTATATAATAGCTTGGTGACTTTATTTTAATAACAGAAAAAACAAAAATACGGTTATCACTGGATTTTCATATAGTAAACCTTGTGATCATTATCAAGCCATACCACATTAACAAACTTTTTGCGGACCGCACTAATATTTTTTTCTATTTTTTTCACTTTTTTGTGCCGAATAAATTTTAACCTCTGGGTCCATGTCTAATCGCACAGCCAGCAGGGATAAACAACCATCAATAAACCCTTCTGCAATCTGTAATTTTGCCCGTATCAGCCGCTCATCCACGCGACGGCGGCGAACGATGGCCCGCTTCGAATAGCCTTTGACATAATACGCAATAATCAGATTTAGTTCTTCCGGCTGTCGCACTTTTTGCAATTGCAACACGCAATTATCGATAATTAGCCCATCATCATCTGAGCACGAAGGGCGCAGGGATGGGCGTAAGGGGAGCAAGCCCTTAAAACCTGCCGCTATCGGCGACCAGTCTATCCCGGTGTTGTTATCACGGGCCCAGGTTCCCCATCGTGCTAACACTTGTTGAATATCTCTGCGCATGGTTACTCCAGCTATACAATTTGCCAAATGGTGATAATCAGTTTTCCGCCCTTAACGATTTCTTTCCGATCGACATGCAACACATCTATCTGCGCATCATCAATTATTAAACCACCATGACCAGGGTATCAATCGGCACTTTCATCAGGTTATCTAAATCTCGCTTGCGGCGGTCAGGCGGATACACCACTATCTCAATTCCTAAACGTTGCGATAATCGTTTGCAGAGTTTTTGATGAAGAATTTCAGCGACGGCCAACTGTCGGTATAATCTGCCTTTTGCGGTGATGAAATGTTTATTTTTGGCGTGATACCAGTAGTGATTGACAGAAGGTGGGAAAGGAACGGTAATGGTGATGTTATCGATTTTCATTCATAACTTAACCTCTCTCATCTCAACGCCTTTAGCGGTATAACCGGTTACCTGTTTACCTGATATCTGCTGACGCTTTTTCGTTAGAAAGTGGATATGCTCTTCATAAACATAACGGTATTTACCATCGACGAGGATGTGTTTAAACTCTTTCATTGGTTGATTTGTATACTGAACAAATGGGTTACTATCTTTATTTATCAATGTATTAGATGGACATAACGTTTTTCTTGCTTTCGATTCTTTAATTTCCTTCTCTGCACCCCGATATATCCAGAATGTTTCTTTATGACCTGTGATTTCACGTGTGCGCACTTTAATATAACCAAGCCGCGCCATTAATCGACCAAACTCATTATTACTTTTTACCAACAAAGAAAGTTCATAGGTTGATTCACATAACCAGCCATGACAAATATACTCTTTGACCAATGCCTTATTGGGTTCAATATTAATAACGGTATATTTATCATGTTGTTTAGGGTGTCGATAGATAATCCAATTATCAAAAGCGTCTTGCCTTTCATTCGTTAATATCTGCACTGCAAAAGTTCTTAACGCTTTTCCATTTTTACGATGCCAATATTCAACCCATGAATCAGAGTGGTTAAGTATCAAAAGGCAGTAATCATCAACTTTATGTGAGTGCACACCACGTTAAAAAACCTTATTTTCCAATAGTTTAGCTTGGCATAACGATACTTGATATTCATAAGATTTCTTATATCCTCCGGTGAATCCTGTATCGCTATCTGCCTCATGAACGGAAACTCCCGAGTTAAGCCATACTAGTCCATTGCTATTATGTATCAGTCCCAAATCCGTTAGTGTGCAGGTACCGTTATGACTTGCTGACCAATTACCCGAAATAACCGCTTCTCTAATGGCTTGTGCCTCTATCAATTGTATTTTTCAGCTCCCTTCTATCTGCTTGGACGGCGTCATTAGCGTTGCAAGCATATCGATGCGTTTACTCACTTCGCGTACTGCCTGAGTCGGTGATAGGCCTGATTGAATAGCGGCCTGAATAGAGCATTGCTTTTTTTTGTCACGCTATAGACAATAAAAAGAGGTTTAACTTAGAAAATAAGGGTTTAAAATGATCAACAAATAGCGGTTGTTACGAGATAATCGTTTATGTAAAGCAATTATTGGATTATAGCTAGGCGACTTATTTTTGATTGCATCATATAATTTTAAAATAGATCATCGATATTGCATGCTATTTCCATCTTTTTACGTTTCGCTTGAGACCATTTATGTTCTATCGGATTTAAATCGGGTGAGTAGACAGGCAAAAATTCTATCTGATGTCCAGTATTTATAATTGCCTGTTCAATACTATTATAAATAAACGACTTAATTTTGATCACAAGTTATGTTATAGCTAACCGACTTAAAAATGATTACAGCCGATACCATAATTTATGCAAAAGAAGCATAGATTGCTGTTATCAAAATAATATCGCTTAGCTATCAGTCGAAGAATTGAAAAATTTAGCCGCTGAATTTTCAGTTTGTTATTTGATTTATCGGAAAAAGCATCGAAAAGATCACGAGAGGCAGATGGGTGCCGGGCAGAAAGGATTTATCCCAACCCCATTAGATAAACTGCTTTTTATTTTATTGTATTTAAAATGTTATCCGACCTATGATTTGCAAGGACTTCTTTTTGGTTTAGATAGAACACAGGCATGTCGCTGGGTAAAAATATTATTGCCGGTTTTAGAGATGACCTTGGGGCGAGAATGTGTTTTGCCCGCTCGTCAAATTCGCTCTGCTAAGGAATTTTTTCGCGCCTTTCCTGGCGTTAGAGATGTCTTTGTTGATGGGACAGAGCGGCCTGTCCAAAAGCCTAAGAATCTGCGGCGTCGTAAAAAAATGTATTCGGGAAAGAAAAGACAGACCACTCGAAAAGGGCTTATTATGACTGACGAAACAAGGCGAATTGGATTTATCCCCATGAGCAAAAATGGTCGCCGTCACAATAAACGCTTACTCGATAAAGTCGATATAATTCGTCATATTCCCTCTGAGGTAACCATCTGGGCAGATACCGGTTTTCAAGGTATAGATAAACAGCATCCTAATACACAAATCCCAAAAAAAAAGGAACTCGAAAAAGAGCTTTATCGCCTGAACAAAAACAAGAAAATCAAATAATCTCTGGCATCTGTATTACGGTTGAACACGCTATCGTGGGTATCAAGCGCCTCTGTTGTATGACCCAAATTTTACGGAATCGTAAACCCTTTATCGATGATACCTTCTTACTCCTTAGCGCCGGTCTTTGGAATTTTCATCTCAGAACAGCCTAAAATTTACTTCAATCACCGAAACACCCTTACTTCACTATTAAGCAACACGCTTAATGCGTCATTGCTCACAGAATAACCCCTAATTTTTTCTAACTAAAGGAATAAAAGGATGAAACTCGACAATCCACACATTGTAACAGCAAAGTACCCCAATATTGGTAACCTGGTTGGTGTCACTAACGGGAGTCATAAATTTTGTGATTCACACTATCTCAGCAGTATTGATATACGGAATGACGACGACAGGAAAACAAGAACACTTAAAACAATAATTCACTATTTAACAGCAGAAAATACCTACCTCAAAAAAGAAAATCGCAGACTCCTGAAGATAAATCGTGAGATTGGCGGATTGTGCAGGATTTGAACCTACAACCGAAGAAGTAAATCCTATGAGATACGATTAAGCTAACAACTTCTCTTATTTAATACAAGCATAGATCAAAACTTATCATCGTTTTTAGTAGTGAGGAATTCTTACATGAAAGATTTAATTAATATTGAAACAAAAAACATTAACGGTGAATTAATCCAAACGGTTAATGCCCGTGATTTACATGCGTTTCTGGAGAGTAAACAAGACTTTTCTACATGGATGAAAAAACGAATTTCTGATTATAAATTTGTTGAAAATATTGACTATATAGTTTTCCATAATTCTGCGGGAAACCCCTTCGGCGGCCGTCCAGCAAAGGAATACCACATTTCCCTCGATATGTCGAAAGAGCTATCAATGGTTGAACGTAACGAAAAAGGGAAACAGGCAAGACAGTATTTTATTGAATGCGAAAGACGAATTTTACAACCTCAAACATTACTACCAACAAAAAAAAAGAACTTGCTATCATGGTCATTCGTGCCGAGGAAGAGAATGAAAAGTTATTACTGGAAAATAAAACCCTATCAACGGAAGTGGATTGTCTTAAAAATCTCTTCAAAGAAGGTATGGGGACCCCTACCCAATTTAGCAAAATGCTTAATGGCGTTAATAGTCAGCAGATAAATCATTTTCTGGCAGAGCGGAAGTGGCTCTACAACGAAAGTAAATCAGGCATGCGCTGGCGTGTTGCTTCTTATGCGCGGGATAAATATTTAACCGAAAAAAAGCGAAATAAGCCCTCATGGTGCTTACAGATTCATCAGTTATCAACCTGTCTTGCTCAAAAAGGGTGTTCAACGTCTCTATGATTTGTATATGGATTACAAGCTGCCCATGAAATTAACCTGGAATGGAACACATACTTATGACAAATCCATTAATGGTATTCACTTGAAACATTAATTACTTTTTTCTGTTAACACATTAATTAATAAAGAGCTAAAAACATG